ACATTAAATCCTTTATCAAATAGTACACGGCTTTCAAATCCTTCATCTAGTACTCTTTGGTCGTAAGCAATATTTAAATCTTTATACCTAGTTAATGGTGGTGTGTTTTTACTTAGAACTGTGTCAAACTGACCTGTTAACGTCAAAGTATTTTTTCGATTATGTAGTCTTACAAAAGTTTCTGGATTATCTATTCTTACAATAGGTACATGCTTACCAACACCTGCATAGTCATTAGGGTCAAACAAAGTAATAAAAGTTCCCATGCGTTCAGCTTCAGTTAAAATATCTTTCATAGGTAAGAACGGTTGATTTACATAACCTTCAATACCACCAGCCCTTAAGAGTTTATTTATAACTAATTCAACTTCTTTATTTGGACTAATTAACTTAGCTAACTTAACAGTTCTTTCATTTAAAATATTTGGCTCATCAAATTCTGTTGTTGTATTAAAAAAACTATTACCTACTATTTCATAATTATTTCTTGGTCTTGTAATTAAACCTGCTTGTTCTAAATATTCTATAACATTACTAATCTTTTTATCCTTACCAATAAGTTTAGCCTTGTTAAGTAATTCTAATACTTCGTCACCTGCGCCATTTCCAGCCTTGTTAAATTTAAAACCAGCGTTTTGTATGACTTTTGTAACGTTTGCTTTGTTAGCAATATCCATTTTAGGACCTATATTCTGTACAATCTTTAATATTGATTCAGGATCTAAGTCTATATCTTTACTTGCTCCTTTTACTTTAGCAATAAGGCTCTTACCATAAGCACTGTTAGCGCCATGCTTAGTAGAAATAGCTTTTGTTATGTCTAAAATTTGGTCTTTAGTTAACTTGTGACCTTTAATTAGTTTAGTAATTTCGGCACCAGACATAGGATTGTCTTCAATAACTTTTATAACATTCTTACTAAGAGCGTTTTGGGCCCATTTAAAGCCTTGTGCTTGCCCAATATCTGTTAACCCTTCAGATATATTTTTCTTTGCCATATTACCTAAAGCAGCGGGCGCACCAGCGTTTTTTAAATCAAAGCCAAAGGCTTGACCTTTTGCTACTTCACTATCCTCTAATTTTTTAGCAGCATTTTTAATAGCATTAGAATCAATGTTATCAAATGCTTCGCCTGCAGCTTTTCTAGCCCCACCACCTGAGACTGCTCCGCCTATACTTTCTCCAACTTTTTCACCTGCAACTCCAACATCACCTTGACGAGCTCTTTTAGCTTGACTTTTAGCAGCTTCTTCTGCTACTTCTTTAGATGATTTTTTAGCGGCTGCTCTAGTGGCTTGCTTGGCAGCTAATGCAGTAGCACCTTTAGCACCTAATTTAGCGGCAGTTCTAACTCCAGCACTGGCTAACCCTGTACCTAGTAAAAATGACGCTCCAGTACCTACCATTTTAGCCTTATTACGTATATCTGTTGTAGAGTCATCAGAATATATGCTATCAGGTATTAAGTCCATTAGTATAGCATCAGCAAAGCCTCCGACACCTGCCATAACTTTAGCACCTGTACTAGCCTCTGGTTCTACTCTATTAAACATTAAACCATACTGAGTAGCCATTCTTTCTAACGATGCTACCATTCTAGGATTATAATTATCTGGATTACGCTCATAAGAACGAATCATAGACTCAATACGAGTACGTTCGTTCTTTAATTGTCTTTCTTCAGGTGTTATATCACTGCTACTACCACCACCATATTGTTTGTACGTAATTGCCATTATATCTCCTTACTTCAGCTCGTCTAAAAATGCATCTAGATTGGCTCCTAATAAAACATATTCTCCGCTATCAGGATCTAGGAACATTGGGTTGCCGTTTTCATCTACTTTAATTTTTACTGTATCATTGAATAGTGGATCCCACTCTGATAAAGTATATGTGCCATCATTGTTTGCACGTATATCCATATCGTCAAGGTCATCATTATCTCTAGCTATTTTTGTTAATTCTTTTTTCCACGCATTTAATAGTGTACCATCTTTTTGATAATCAACTTTTCTTTTACTAGGCTTACTAAACGAAAGTTCTGTATCTCCGTCTAACACTATATCGTTCTGAAACTTACTTGCTTTAACAGTATTAAGAAGTGTTGTTGTATCATCATTTGAAGAGTCATTAATATCGTATGAGTTTATTCCTCCAACGTTGCCTGTCTTTTTTAGCATTTGCTTATTTAAATCAGCAGGAACTTCTCCTTCAACACCAAATACCATACGTTTTGCAGGGTCGTCTCCAGGAACCATATCTAATTCGTATGCAGAGACATTTCTAGTTTTCTGGTCTTTTATGTTCTGTCGAACTTCCTTTATGCCTTGAGCATCTAGCGCTTTACCACCAGCTTCAATTAGCATGTTATTAAGTTGTGCATCAGAAAAAAGAGCAACATCTAGTAAAGAAGGGGTTATACCTTCTTCTGATGACGTTCCCTCACTTGCTGGTAGAGAACTAATTATATCATTAAATAAAGCAACATTATCTTCTCTGCTTTCTATCTTCTTGTTACCCTTCTTAACTTGGTCAAGATTGTAAGCCTTTATTATTCTGTTTTGTTCATCATTTTGTAAATTTGAATCTATTTGTTGCTGATTTTGCTCAATCGTTTTATCTTTTTGAGCTGACGATACATTGAACTGCCTTTGATTTTCAGCAAATTGCTTAAACTGCATTATTTTAGTATCGTCCCACTTGGAAATATCAAAACCTAATTTGTCGGCTTCTAAAGCTATAGACTCTGAAAACTTAGCCCAGTCTTGATCCATTTTATCGTAGTCAAGTATTAATCTATCTAGCGCCATTGCTTCTGTAGAATCTAGTTTAGCGAAAAATTGACGATCATCTTGATCTTTAAGGTCATACTTATACTGAAGTTCTTTCTTAAAAGAATCTTCCACAAAGCCTTGTTTTCTTTCTTCTAAGTTAAAAGTACGGTCAGATGTTGTCTTTGCAAACGTAGGTGTTTTCTTACCATCTTTTAATGGTGATGTAACTCCTATAAAGTTTCCTTCATCATCATATTGCGCTACTCCTGCATACCCAGTAGTATTTTGATATCTTTCTATTTCGCTTTGTATAAAATCTTTCTCTTTAAATTCATAATCCCTGTCGGAAACGCCTTGATCGAACTCTAACCTCTCATCAAATTGCCTTTTTGATTCTTTAAATCTATTCTGTTCTAATTCAAGTCTTTTTTTCTCTTCTTCTTGACGCTGTTTTTCTTTTACAGCATTAAGTAGCCTGTCGACAGTTTTATTTGTAGAATCTGATAATATTCTATGACCTTCGAATGTTCCAAAATTAACCGCCATACTTGTAGCCTCCTGCTCCCCCAAATCCTTGACTTGATAGTTTCTTAGTTTTTATGCTAAATGGTTGTGCTTGTACTGTTTCAGTTTTAAACAAATCTCCAGCCATTTGTTTTCTTTTATTTATAACCATACTTGCTTGCATAGCTTCAGGGTCTATTGCCCCTGGACTCATTGCTGCCTCTAAAAATGAAGGACGCTTACCAATAACTTCTACTTCTGGCTGTAGCATCCTTGGGTCTTTATCTGGGTCATAATTCTCCATTATTTCTTGAGGAGCATACTTAATAGGCTCTCTATCTGTAACTTCTGCAGCTCTACGTTCTTCTGGTCTTAAATCTTTCCAGAAATCTTTTACGTTACTAATAGCATCCTTTAGAAAACTTTGCTGACTATAAGGCTTTATATCTTTTACATTAAAGTCACCACCATATTCTTTTAAAGCGTTAGGGTCAACCTTTCTAATATTTAGAGGCTTTAGAAAAGATAATTTATCTTGCTTTGGCTTTAACGCTGGAGACTTGGGTAACTCTTTAGATGCGGGTACATTTTGGTCTATTGAATCATCATAATCGAGTTTATAATAATCGTAAAACGCTCTTCTTTCTGGCGTTCCCGATGGTGGTGCTTCATCCCATGGAACGTTCACTAAAACAACTCCTTATAATTAACCATTAACATTCCGTTCTTTTGTTTCTTAACGGCTTTAGGATGAGACTTTTGAACTTCCTGAGCAATAACTCCTACATTCTTTTTCTTAGAACCTTTAAAGTTATAACTATAAAGATTTACAGATTTTCCACTCTTAGTCTTTGCTTGTCCAATTTTTTTAATGTTTTCTTTTTTACGTTTATCAGACATCATCATTACACCAGCACTTGCAATTCCTCCAAGAGTACTAGTTAAATTTCCAGCCCTTGCAGCAGCTAAGTTATTTTGATTAGTAATGTTTTGACCATAAGCAGAAGCCATTGCTTCTCCTTTAGCTAGGTCAAACTGTGCTGCTTGATTTAATAATGTATTACTTCTATCTAAATTAGCAGATATGCCCGCTCTAGTCTGAGCAACCATGTTATTATATGCTTGATTTTGATTTTGGCTTTGAAGTTGCTGTAAAACACCAGATTGACCAATCATTCCAGATGCTGCCATATTACGTCTATTTAAAAGATTTTGAGCAAATACTTGATCGTTGGTTTGTTGTTTTAATGAATCACGAACACCGACATTATAATTAGAAGACGGATCCATAAGCTCATCAGATCTTGCTGCTATCTTACCTACATAGCCACCTTGGTCAAATTGCTTACCAATATCAGAAGCATGTAAAGGCTTATAAAAGTCTCCTTGAAACCCATTTGTTAAACTAGAGGCTAGTGTTCCTATACCTCCAGATAATGCGGCTATTTCTAATCCTGTCATATTTGTGATACCCCCGTATACTTAATAAGTTACTTTAAGCCAGTATAATATAATATTGATATACTGACATTTACAACGATTATTTCTTCTTCTTAGCCTCTTTAGCGGCCAATTTCTCCTGTTCTAGCTTACCTTCTAGGTATTCGAGTATACCTTGGTACTTAGTCCAAACAGTTTTAGCTTGTTCTTGTTGCGCCTTTACGCTTTCTATTTCTTCTTTTAATGACATCGTATTCTCCTATTCTGTATTGTAGTTATAATTTGCAACTTGAGCATTAGCTACAGTTGTTGCGTTTGTTTCATAGTTTGATTGAATTGAATTGAAGTAAGATACTGCACCATAGTAACTTACATTATCAACTGCACTATTAAAGTAATTTACGTTATTTGTAGGAAATTTATAAAGTTTATTCTGTGTGTAGACTACTCTGCGTATATGGCCTACTATATCAGACTTATAAGGCATTGTAACTTTACCCGATATAATTGCTGATTGTAAATCAGGTCTAAAATGCGCAATACCATAAGCTCTTTTTTCTGTAGCACTCCATGTAGTTCCTGTTGACTTATCTGATATATCACTGTTTTCATCTTGAACAGAGTCACAAACCCTTTCCCATGCAGAGGATATAATTGAATCTGTAATGTCTGACGAACTAACTGAAGAAGATGAGTCTACCGATTGTATTTTAGCCACTATATCCGATCTAACTGACATACTCTACTTCTTGTATAGTTAATATTCCACCAAAAACGTGACTTTCCCATCCCAATTCTGATCTTCTACCAGATCTACCGCAAATTAACCACAGATTACTAACGTTTGTATTAGGTGGAATCACTCCAAAAGAAACAGACTTATTTAAGTTACCCTTTATATATGAAGGTATTTGGTGCCCATTATACTTGTAGGTAGAAGTACCAGTAGGATTACCCCATGCTCTTGCATTAAAATCACCATCTACGTAGCTGTGGTCATTATATCCGCCATCATAAGTGCTTTCATAATGCATAAAACAAAAATCGTAATGATACTCTGAGCCACCACCGTCACCTCCAGTAAAAGTGTCTGCGTCACTTCCAGAACCCCAAAACGTATATGGATAAATATCAGGATCAGAGTAAGCATCGTTGCTTGTAGCTCCCCAGCCATTTTTCTTTATACTAGGAGTAAAAGTCCAAATTAACTTTCTATCGCTTGGAACAGTAGTTTTATCATAACCCCAGAAATATGATATTTTATTTTCTTTAGTAATAAAACCTAGGCCATCATTACTACCATATGTGCTATGATTTGCATAATCAAAATAGTTTTCATTAAATGTGTTTGTACCAACATTAGTTCCACTTAGGTTTACAGGTCCTCCCCAATGATAATCTGTATAAATTACTACAGGATAGTTAAAGCCTCTTCTATTAAAGCCACCTTTGTATATTTTACTATAATCATCCGCACCATGTTTTATTAGTATGCCATGTCCTGCAGCGGCCCCAACGTCTGTTTGCTCATCCCAAGTACCTATCATTATATCGTCAGCATTACCATCAGTTGAAGCATTGGAAGCAATATCTTTTCCAATAAATATATCAACATCGCCATCAAAGAGCATATTAATGCTAGCGTTTTGAATATCTAAATTGCCGTTTAGACTTTCATATTTTAAAAAGCTATCTGCGTTACCAATATTGATTCCGAATTGAGTAATGTCTGATGCTCCTGTACCCAAGTAAAACCCTGCAGTATTGCTTACAAGACTATTCTTTCCATAGCTATATATTCCTGTATTTACTGTTGCATTTCCTACTTCTATTGAGCCGCTACCTAAAGTTATAGTGTTAGAGGTAGTAAAGTCTGAATTTCCAGGTATAGCATTGTCTGCAGTTGTTTGCGCATTTATTGCATCAATTATTGCCTGTGGATCGCCAGGTCTATATTTTGTTACTAAAAATCCTTTAACAAAATGATTTGTATCTGCTTGAATATTTACATATCTAAACGCTCTATAATTGTTCGAACCAGAATGAGATATTTCTCCTGTAAACCAACCCGATCCATTTATATCTGAAAGTACTGTTTGAGACCAATTTGGAGCAGGTTCGTCCATAATATTATTAGTCCACTCTATTTTACCATTTACAGCATTTTCAACTTTAACATGAATATATATTGTAGTTGCCTCACTAGTAAGTTGATAAATTTGTTGAGGTTTGTTTACCCCATCTGACACATCGACATTCATACTTGGTGTACTAGCTATCGTAATTGGAGGTTGTTCACCAATTATAGTTACCTTACCTGCTATTTCTAAGCCGTCATCTGTAGTATATTTTATAAACTCTGTAGGACTAGATGGATGATTTTTAATCTCAAAGAATGGATCTCCAGTTGTTCCAGATGCTGTAGCACCAATTTTAACTGGCCAGTATCCTCCAGATGTTGTTTCCCAAAACCCTAGCCAACCTGGAGTTAAGTATAATCCTCTTTGACTTACATTTCCCATATCAGTAGTAGGTAAGAAATGATCTATACTATTCATTATATCGTCTGCATCAATTGTAAAATCAACGTTTTCAGATAAATCTATATTTCCATCTATTGATAATGTATATGCATTATTTACATAACTAAATAACAAAGAAGAGCCTGAGTAATCAGATTCGTCTACTTCTGGCCCTATAGCAAATACATTTTTACCATTAGCATCTCTATCTATAAGTACATTTAACTTATCACCATCATACATCTTTATTGGTGTATTAAATAACTTCATTCCAGTTCTTTGCGCTACTAAACCTCTAAATGGATTTGTAGTATCACTAGGGCCTGCAGTTAAATTATCTCCAATAACAAGACCTGCAGTATCATCATTAGTAGGTACTCCTCCATATCCACCAATTCTACCTATACTAAATATTGGCTTAGCAGCATCCCAAGCAGTGTCTGAATTACTTGCAGCGTAAGCCGTAATTCTTGGACCTGTATTATTAAATATACTTCCTGAAGATGTAAGTTCTATAAATCCTTTATTGCCACCAGTTCCTTTACTATACAATGAAACTACAGCATCATTCTTTGTCCAACTATTAATACCACTTGAATCTTTGTTTCTTGCAGTAATAACATATAAATAACAAGTTTCTCCGTCTGAATTAGTAGTTTGAGCTGGAGCTGCATCTGCTGTTTCTACAACTTCATATTGCACAGTACCATTACTAAAGTCTGCTTTTTGTAAATATATAAACGCATTTCTAAAGTTAGGGTCGTTATGTTTCAGTTTAATACTTATACTCTCAGTAGATGGAAAATCTTCCATTAATGTTGTAGTCGGTGCTACAAGTATTTTACCACCAATAGTGGCCATAACGTTTTGCGCAACTAAATGATCGGCTACAAGTTCACCTATAAATAAACTTCTCCATTTACGTACATCTGTTCCTAAATCAACTTCTAAATTACCTTTTGGTATTACATTGCCGCTTGTAGGGGATAATATAATATCAGATGTAGGTTCTAATGTAAAGTTGCCTGTACTGCCTGTAAATAATTTAGAAGTATTCGAACTATCATATTTTAGTTCTAAATGTGAATTTCCTGAACTTGGCTGATAATCAATAATAAACTTGTTATAAGATGTAGCAACTCCATGTATGGTAGTTGTGTTTGTATTATTTACATTACCTGATAAATTAGTAGCATCATTATTTAAAACTACATCTTTACCTACTGAAAGGTCTGCTTCTACTGTAGTGTCCCCTGTTCCTGCTTCTGCGAAGTCTACAGTAAGATTTCCTGTTATATCTACATCTCCAGTAATAGTTAAGGCTTGATTGCCTGTTCCTACACTAATCTTTTGTTCTGCTGTAAAATCATATGTTCTTGACTGGTCTAATACATGTTGATGGTCACTTCTAGCCCATTTATCTCTGGTACCAGTAGATCCTGTTTGGTTGGTTACAACACCTATGTGAGCTACATTATCATTAGGTTCACGGTGTATTGATAAATCTTCTATATGATCGTCTATCTGATCGTGAGTATTAGTTCCAGTATTTAATATATTTGCACTATTATGGTCGTGTACGTGCGACCCTTTAGCGACTTGTGTGTTTCCTACTCCAACATCATTATTACTATCTAAAGTTTCATAAGTAACATCGTCTTTAGTTATATAACCTCCACCATCGGATTCATATGATTGTACTGTAGAAGGTGTTCCGTCACTTTTAATTCGTTTAGGTGCTAATTCATCTAATGATAGTCTTCCAGATGCCCAAGAATTGCCAAATTTAGCCTGTAAAAAGTAACCTTTACTACCATCGTTGGCTGTTTCAGTATATAGCCTAATATCACCGCTTTTGCCTTCAACTGGTGTACTCGCAGTTAATTTAGAAGAACTGTTAATAGATCGTCTTAACTGATTTAGTTCTCTGTATATTGAATCTATTACATTCTGTTGATTACTGTCCGTTATTTTTGGTGCATTTTTATTAGAAGATGCTCCTATCTCAGAACGTTTTCTTGAAATATCTCTCGCCATTATACCTTAACACTTTTATTTCTATACACAAGAGTAATAGAGTCAATCTCTTGTCTTATGTTTTGAATATCAAACCTACATTTTTTAAACTGTTTACTACTTTTAATTTTTGCAGTTACGCTATTTTTAGAGACTTTTAACGAATAGCCCGTTCCATATTCTTTTTTAGTTTCATCTAACCATAACGTTAAACTTGAATTTTGGTTTGCAGCTGATATTTTGTTCTTAAAGTCTATAGCGTCTGCATTAGTGTTAAATTGAAACTTTATTCCTAAGAAGTTTTTAGACTCTGAAAGGCTACCCATATTAAAAGACTTAGAAGTCCAACTATAAGGTTTTATTATACCTTTATTACCGCCTATCTCTACCAACTTTTGTTGCCCACCTAAGTATATATCATTTTGATTACCTGTAAGTACTGCGCTAAAGTCTTCTAAGTCTAAAAAGTCCCATCTTTTTCTAGTTACGCTAAATTTCCAAGCAGCATTAATATCGCTATTTCCATCTTTGTTATTTGTAAAACATATTAGTACGCTTTGATCTTTAGGGTCGTATAATAAATGCGGGTTCTTTTTATGTGCTATATTTTGCCATGGAGACCAATTATAGTTATAGTCATAATTAATACCATCAATAGCATCTAAAGTTTCTGCAGCGCTGCTATGTGATATGTCTCTAGATATATTTTCTGCCTTATTTCCATTATGGTCATATATACCTTGATAATCAGCAAAATACATACCTAAATCAGTAACGACTATACTTTCTGGACCTATACAACCTATACCTTCAAAAGCGTCTTCTATAACCATAGTGTCGACATTTATTCTCCACATGTTGTGCAAATCAAAAGCATATAATTTTCCAGCAAACCATTGTATTGCTGTTGGCCTATTAGGTAATACGCAATAGTCTTTTGACCAATTAAAATTAGAATAACTTTGAGGCTGTGACTTAAATAAAAAGTTCTTTGCTTGCTTTATTTCTGGGTGCCAACAGTCTCCAACAATTAGAGTACCCGACGCCTCTGTAGACAAACTATAATGAGGTATAGTATATTCTAAATCTTCAGGCATACCTGTTACTGCTTCGTAGTGTGCTCCTAACGTTCCGTTATCTGTTGCAAAATATGTATAGATTTCTGTTTCAGAATTATAAGACCATCCGTCTTCCTCTAAGCCAACTTCTGTTACTAACCTAAAAAACTCCTCCTCATCGTTCCTTCTGTATATTGTTATATGACTTACTCTTTTAGGAGGATTAGATACATTTAACGTAATTTGCATTGCTTTAAAGTTCTTTTCTTCAGAATCAGTAACTGTTACAGAACGTGTAGTTTTAGATAATGGCCCTTCTTGAAAACTATCATACACTAATGCCATTTTGTACTGGTATGTACTTCCGTTATTAAATGAACCTGATTTATATCTAGTTGTATCATCAGTCTCTGGGTCGTTATCAAAGTCTCCAGTTTCTGTATCTGTAGGATCTATAGGGTTAAATTCTAAATCTACATCTAATTCACCCCCTGGGTCATTAAAGAAAAGCGGTGTCTCTGTGCTATGCTGCGCGTCACTTTCTCCTGGGTCTTGAGCCACTCCAGAATTATTATATTTTACAGAACCACTTCTAATGTCTCCCCTTGTTGTAAATAGTTTTGCGTTTTCAAAAGTACCATCGTGACCAACTTTTATATTTGCAGTTCCAAGTTCAGGTAAAAATAAAGGACCAAAAGTTGTATCTGCAATTAACTCTTGTGTCGTACTATTTATTGTTGTGTCTGAAGGAATAAAGTCTCCTGAACTATTTAGATTCCACTTATGTATAGCAGTATCATTTTGACTAACTTCGTCATATACTCCAGTTATATATATTTTATTATTAGTCTTTTCAGTATTTCCGCTTAGTTTATCACTGTTGGCAGGTGTATACTCAAATCCCTTACTTACAGAAATAACACCATATTTACTTGGAGGTGTTTTTGTTATTAAATCTACATTAGGCTGACTTGACGATGTAGCAGATGTTTGTAATGGCGTTATAGTTCTATTGCTTCCTCTTGTCCAAGTGTTTGCAGCCTCTTTACTTCCTGAACTGCTATTATTATTAAAAACACTTCCCATTCTAAGTCCAGATTTTTTACGTATAATTCTTCCATCTATAAGTTCAGTGTCATCTTCGTAATTATATTGTAAATTTGCTGAGGACCAATTAGTTGTTGTTGCTCCATCAATATGTTCATTACCTATAGTTTGGTAAAAATGTGTTGCATCATTATTAGATCCTGTATCAAATCCTCTAAAATGACTGCCTCCATCTGCCATTGATCTTTGTAGCGCTCCATAATTATGCTTTGATGCTGACATAATTACCCATTCTGAATATGATTTAAATTCTGGTTCTGTTAGGTTTCTCATCCATTTATATTTATGCCAATACCTAAGACCTTTTTTTACAGTTTTAGATTCATAGTCAATACTTAAATCTGTAGTAAGCTGTTCTCCTTCTAAATATACTAAAACACCTATGTCGTCATTACTGTCTCTGTAATTAGTTAATCCTTTTTTAGCTGGAGTCACATTATAAGTTCCTTGCTTAAAACCATAACTTTTTCCATAACTAAGAGGCGGTCCAGAATAAATTCTTGTAAAGTTAGCTTCGTCTGCTTTTCCATCAGGCGATTCGTATTCCTCGTCATTATCAGCAGCAGGCCTATCTTCCCATCCATGAAAATGACTATTCTGTTCACTAACACTATGTTTTGCGTAAGCGTCATACCATCCAGTATCTTCGTCAAACTCATTATTAACACCATCAACAGTAGTTGCTTGAGATACATGTTTTCCGTTTTCTAAAAATCCTAAACAATCAGTTGCTCTCCATCTATATCTATTTGAATAGACATCATGAAAGTTTTGCCAATAAACCTTTTTTCTAGAACTTATTTTAGATGCATCAAAAACTTCAGGATTTGTAAACCACTTTTTACCAGTGTTTCTATAATCTTTAGCGTACTCTTTTAATTCAACATAGTTTGGCGTGATAGGCTTAGCATCTACTAAATCTCCATTTAAGTAATCTGTTGTTGCGTTTAAAGTAGTTAGATCTACAGCAAACAACCATTCATCATAATGTGTAAAACCCTCTGTCCTGTAATATTGTATATATAATGTTCCATTTTTTTCATATAAATCTGATATTCTAGCAGATAAAGGCGGCTTTCTTGTAATCTTTTTGCCTGAACCAAGATGAGTATTCATTTCTGCCGTAGTAGTTAAATTAAAATCCAATTTAAAATAAGCAAGTTGCTCGTTTACTAGTGTCTTTTTACCATCAGCTGTACCATCGTCAATAAATCTGACTGACATTAAGTTTATTTGGTCGTAAGAATCTTTACTTGCAACCCAAGAATAAGTCTGCCTTACATATGGATCATTTTCCGTAACAGTGGCTGGATCATTATATACATGCCCATTGATTTGAGAATCTACATTAGTAAGACTGTTATTTGTTTCCCAAGAACCATTTACCCATGGAGTATAAACAGAAGATGTATCGCTTAATTTAGTCGTTACAATCTCACTTGTACACATTGCTGAAGGGATAAACCCTATAGTGTTACTTTTATATTGATTTCCAATTACATCATCAGTTTCGCTGCCTATTTTATTTTCTTTAATCCAATATATTGACCTATCAGATTCAGATAGAGCTAGCGTTTGATTATGAGTTCTTTTCATAGCAGCATCGTTGTTGTGATTAGCCCCATAAACAGGATTTTCAGAATAAGATACATTTAAAACTGTAGAGTCTTCATCTAATGGTTTTAATCTTGCATCTTCTAAGTGGTATCCTTCTATTGCATTATTAAAAGGTTTGTGCTCTATTTTACCAAACCATTTTGGAACACTGCCTGTAGTACCTCCTGTACCAATAAATAGTGAATTTGCACCTTTGTTTATTGTAATTTTTTCTGGGTTAGCTAATCCCCAATTTTGACCTAAATCAGTATTGTTTGTAATTATACTTCTAGCTCTACCATTTTCTTCATAAAAGTTTTCAACAATTTTTAATTGTGCCTCATTAGTCTCTGCATTTTTATCATACACTACAATATTAGTATATGTTTTGTCATCGTCCTCTTCTTTATCGTTAATAAGAATCATATGGTGAGGATTAATATCTAAACTTTCTGTGTATTCGTCTTGTTCCGAGCTAAAATGAAGAGTTCCATCTGAGTTTGTTATACTGTATTCTACTGACCTAACATATTCATCAAACTCTAACTTTAATAAATTATATCCTTGTAATCCATATACTTCATCATCTACATCAAATGTAGCATCACCTTCTCTTTCTACAGTCAAAGATGGTGGATTACTTTGTGTGTCTATGCTAGTAATATCCATGTCTTCAGTAGCATTAGTACTTACATTTTTTAAGGTAATACTGGAATTAGCAATTATAGATGATATACTGTCAACTTCTATTGTAGTATCAGTAGAAGATACTGCTGATGCTAATTCTGTTAGTTTTACTCCTATATCAGAAGTGTCAGTAATTTCTTCTGCATTTGTTTTATCAACAATGTAGGCTGGCCAATTAGCGTTAGTTATTATAAAATATGATGCATAATACATGTCTAAACCAGAATGAAAACCTCCTGATTCTTGCACTACTTCTTCAAATATAGTATTTCCGTCTATTTTTAATACAACCTTTTGTCCCGTAGATAATGGTGTGGTTGCACTAGAGCCGTCTTTAAATATCTTTAATGATGTATTACGTGTTTCATCGTCACTTATTAATAAATCACCTTTAACTGCTTTTAATTTGCCCTCTTCTGATATGGCATCGATATTTTTAGAAAAAGATGGCGACTCTTCTGGTATATCCGAATCAGAAGGCGCAGCCACAATTCCATTTAAAAATCGCTTTAACTCTAGTATTTTCTTAGACATCTTATCCTTTTTTGTTTAACAACGACGTAATTATTTCAACAAGACTTTCGTAACTTGATTGTAAATTTTTCTGTTCTAGTTGCATTTTCTTTTGCTGGTTAATCAATTGTATTATTATCCCTTCTAGTCTCTGAAACTGATCCTTAATATCTTTCGTTAAATCATCTTGAATATATTTATTCTGTTTCCATATGAAATAACCAAACGCTATAGCAACTGCAATAGGAACTCCAAATGTTTCTATTATTTGCAATATGTCCATACCTACCCTTCAATAAGTTTGCCATCTACTATTGCTTTACCGTTTTTTATTTCGACTATATCTACAAAACTGTTAGGACCATGATATGTTACAATAGCAAATGCATGTTTCCAGTTCATAGGTCGACCACCTACGAAACCATTTGTTTCAGGGCTTAAATCTTTTAAACAGCCTATACTATATGCTGTAATTGGCCCCTTAGCACTTTTGTCTGAATAGACTTGTATGTCATGATGATGTCCATACATAATGTTTTGTTTATATTGTCTACAATGATTAGCAGCATGTTGTATACCACTATAGTTATGACCATGATAATAGCTCATATCTCCTATTTCTAGGAGTTTTCCTAATGGTTGTACATCATACCCTCTATCTTCCAATTTAAGTGCTTTGTTTAGCCCATATTGGTCTAAATAAGGGTATTCTTCTACAAAATACTCTAACCACTGATCGTGATTGCCTGTAATGAAATGCTTTTCCTTAACATTAGCTTTATCTAATGCTTCGTCTATGCCGTCCATTCCTTTGTTTACTTCTTCTATTTCTTGTATTATTTCAGGCAAATAATACTCTAAAGGTGGCTTGTTTTTTCTTTTCCATCTCCAATGACTAGCACTATTCCATTCTCCTGTATCCCCTAAATCAATATATGCATCAGGCTTAACGGCTTTAATAGCCTTGCAGACTACATTTATAGCTTTTTTATCAGCTAACGGAAAATGCTTGTCTGGTGTAACAATATACTTTTTCAATTTAGCTCTCCTCTTTGAGGAATTAGCCAATCTTGAGGCGTAGTCCAAAAGTTTTTACCTCTACTAATCCACTCTTCAGTTCTTTCAATATCGTATTTTAAAAAAAGCGCATCACAATCATCACAAATCCACATTATTGTACCTTCTCTTGTTCCAAGTATTTCAAGTCCTATAATGTGCGTTTTTTTACAACTAGGGCAACATTTTGGTTTCGTCTTATAGATATGTAAATCTTCAATCCCTAGTTCTTCTAAGAAACTATTACCGCTTTGGATAACCAAATCAGAGTAAATCATCATTTCTGTTGTGACACGCTTTTCTCTAATCATTACTTAAGTATTACTTTTTTAAGAACAGCTTCTACAGTTTCCCATATAGCAGTGATTATTTTTTCTTCTGTCTTTTCGTTAATGATAGGAATATTTATGTTGTCGTTTAGCTCTTTGACAACTTTTGCTTTCATCTCATCATTGAACAAATAATTAGCTATTAGTTCTTTCATTTTGTCTCCTTGTATATTTTAATTAACATGTATATAAGTGTTGCAAATGCTGCTGCCGCGCTAAAAACTGGTGGAACCCATTCTGTCCAGTGCATCATTTGTGCTGTTGTAGATCCCATAACTCCTACAGCTGATGTTTTTAATGTATCAATCATTATTAATTACCTTCCCAATCAAGTTCTAATTCTGCTTCTCCAGCGACTGTCCATGTTCCTAAAACAGATTGCATAGTTACTACGTTTAAATAAAAATTTGCATTAGATGGAGATGTATTTGTTACGCTTATACTAGTCAAATCATAGTCGCCAGTATTAAGGCTAAAATGTAAAGCAAAATGATTACCAGACCCTGCAAACGGTGTATATGTAGAAGGTATAGTTAAGGTAAAATCACTTTGACCTATATCTGACATATTTCCTGATTCAATTGTTTCCCAGGTCATATATCCTGTTCTAAATAACAATAAATATGTACCACCAAGTGTACCTGGAGCATCAAATGATTGTGTTACATTTAAGACTCTATTAGGAACACCTTCTCCATCAGAATTAAGTACTTTATCTCCTTCATCTAAATCTTCTCCAAATATATTTTCAATACTTGAGCCTGCTACACTAAAAATTTTACCAGTATAATCGGTGTCTGCTGGAGTAACAGCATCTATAGATAGACTGTCTATGCAAAAATCTGCTCTCCAATAATTATTATTAAGTTGAGTTGTTGTATTCCAGTTATAACTATAATAATTAAGACTTTCATATAAAAAGTATATATATACTGTTTGACCACCTGCTCCAGTAAGGTCTGCTATAAAAGGTTTCCAGTTTTCACTTTGAGTAGCATGCTGCTCCCCTACAATTCTTGTTTTACCTGTAACATTTATAGCAGTTGATCCACTACCAGCATAACGTATAGCGCAACCGCCTCCACCTAATCCGTTTCCATTGTTATTCGTAAAACCTGTAAATCCTGATCCACTAAATGCTTCTTGCGATGATGATGCAGTAACAGAGCTTGTTGTACATGCAATTCCAAAAGCCCCTATTGCGGTTCCTTTTGCATGGTAATACCCAGATAATTCTATAGTTTCTGTTGATGTTCTTGCTGTTAAATCAATTGCACCTGTTCTAATTAAATGTAGAGACCTATTTCTACTTGATGAATCTGAATAACCTGAACTTCCAAGCGTTGATGCTTCAATGCCTAAATGTCTACCAGTTGAAACATGTCCATTATTTACAGGGTTATGGCCACCAGTTGGACCAGTTTTATTCGATTCAACTCCTGAATTACCAGAGGTTGTGCCACCATACATCATAACCCAACCTCTCGCTCTGTGGTCAGCGTCATGCTTAGTCCCACCCCAAGTTGCAATCTGTTTAGCTGGCCCTATTTGTGTTCCAGTAAATGCTGTACCTACAGCCATCCCGTTACTTAAAGCAGATATATCAGAAAATTTTACCCAACCTGTAGGAAAATAAGATACAGAACTAGAAGTGCTATAACTATACGCTAAATCAGTTGTAATGCCCCCAGTTACATGAGGATTACCTGAGTCAAAATTTTCAGACCATAATTGAGACATTAGGCCTCCTCCAAAAGATAACAACTAGGGCATATTAATATTTTAGCCCCATTAGAAAATACGCTGTAGTCTTCTGGATCTAAGCGCTCCTCGTACACAAAAGTGTTGTCGTTCCTTTTGAAATTATATTTGCCACCATATACGCTTACGGTAACATTTTCAAATTCTACATCTAGACCAGTATTGTTCTTGCAGTACTCGCATACCATTATGATAACTCCACCCATGTTGTGTCTGGATTAAAGTAAACTGCATGATAAGTGGGGTCTACTGAATATCCTATAGGTCTAACAATAGCTCCTGATGAAGTAGGAACTGATGCTGTTGCATTTCCTAAAGTGTTAAGGTATAATAAACTTCCTTTTATATCGGTCCCGCTAATAGTGTTTAGCCTTATTATTCCTTTAATAAGCATTCCATTAGAAGGAAAAGCGTTAGTTGTAGTGCCTGTTGCAACTGCAAGTAAGTATTTTCCATGAGAGGCAGTTGTTTGTGATGCTATTGTCCAACCTGAAGGGGTTAACGCATATATTTTACCTGCTGTAAAACTAATAGCAGTCCCAACTTGTATAGATTCTCCATAACATTTCCCTGCTGCATTTAAAGCACTATAGTCACTACCACCCCAATCATTTGTTATGTCTCCACTAACATAAGAGCTTTCTCCGTTAGTGTTTGAAGGTATATCATCTATTGTTGCTATTTTTTTCCAAATTGCCATTATATTTTTACAGTTTTCTCCATAAGCTCACTTTGATAAGCTTGTAGTTTTGTTAGTACTTTAGAAGCCATAATTACCTGATGCCCAGGATATGTAGCTTCAGTTAAAGTTCTAATTAAAAAATCAGTATCTTCTATTGTTAAGGTTTGGCGCTCAGGTTTTACCCCAAGCGCCTTTCCGTCATTTTTAATTATAGGCACTTATTAACCACCGCCCGCACTTGAGTTAGAGTCTGTACATATGTATAAAACATTATTAGTCTTATCCCAATAAAATGCCCCTTCTCCTTCTGCTCTTGTGCTAGTACTATTAGTGTTTGATGTTGGTGCTCCATTACCTTCTCTAAAGCCCATTAAATGGTATTTTGTATCATCTTCATTGGTAGCTTTTATTTTCCATCCAAGTCCTATGCATCCTGAAGTATTAGTAGTAGTAGAGTCGTTGTACCATTTTAAATCAGGAACTTTTCCACTTACTCCAGTGTCTACAGTTATTCCTGCACCATCTGCATTTGCTTCAGATCCTGCCCCTTTAGCCACAGTGATGGTTTTGTCTACAATATCTAAGTTTGTCTCAGTTGTGCTACTATAATTAATAGTTGCAACATCTAGCGTTCCAGGAACTGTAATTGTAGAACTTGCATCTCCAAGAGTCAATGCATCATCTGGCATTGCAGCGCCTAATGCAGTTTTAACAGCTGCTGTTGTAGTAGTATTGGTATCTGTAGAGCTTATTGTAAACTTACTACCGTTTGTTCTAGTAACAGTAGTAGCTCCACTGCCTACAAATTCAATGTCATCTGTTGTATTCCCATCATGACCAGATCCACTTAATCTTAACTTAGTAGTGGAAGAAGGAATGCTTGTAGAATACACATTCTGAGTATTTGTATTTGTGTTAGCCCAAGGTACATTTACTACTGCTGTATTAGAACTAGTTAATTGAACTGCATACGTTCTACTTGCCGTATCTGTTACACTGTTAGGTGCTACAGTTTGCGTTGTATCACTAGGTATTTTAATACCACCAAGCGTGCTGCTTGATGCAGTTGGTAAAGTATAAGCACCTGGTATTGAAGACCAGCCAAGTTTTGCTTCACCTGTTTTTTTGACTAACGCGTATCCGTCCGCAGGAGTGTCTTCCGACATATCTGCGGGCTTTGGATTGGCAGTTAGCACTTTTGACCATATTGCCATTTTATCTCCTTTTTGTTAAAGCGTTAGCTATGATAAGCATTAGGTAGTCCTTATATATAGTTCGCCATTAATCTTGACCATATCGCCATCAGTAAAAGATGACAATGAAGGTGCGTTTGTATTGTTTCCTAACTTTAAACTATCATTAGTTAGACCTTGTATGCCCGTGCTACCAATCGTTAAAACGCTATTGTTGTTATTGTTAAAACTTAAAGTATTATTTGTGTTGTTTATCGATATAGACCAACTACTACCTAAACTATAATTAGTAGCAGAAGCATCTACATTAAATATTTGAAAAGAAGGAGAAGTGCTTGTTTGTATAGCACCATTCCTACTAAATGTTTGAGTTGACCCTATATTTTGCCTAGTAAAAGCCATTTAATAACTCCAAGGTTTAATTGTTCCGCCAGACTGCCTATTTCGACTGCTATATTTCTTACCTTCTCTAACTTGAAGCATATACTGCTGATCATAGTATTGTGCATTTTGCAAGTTATAAGATTCTCCAGGAAGTTTATATAAATCTGATATTACCTTATAACATATAGCCTCATGAAACTGGTCTGGAAGCTCACTTGATTCTGTTAATGTTTCAGTAAATGGTATAGGCCTAGTAATATATTCTATCCTAATGTTCATTCCAGATTTCTGAACCGATATAAAGTCATCTCCTCCATCTAACTTTTGATTCTTTTCTACAATAGCTATTCTATTGCCATTGATAAACCAGTAATAATTCTTTCTTATTTCATCTATGCTCACGAGCTATAATCTCCTTTAATTGGTCTATCTATTAATCTTTGAATAGCAACTTCGTCTAGTTCTACTCTTTTTACTTCTAATAGTTCAGGAGGTAAACTGTAATATCTTTGATCTGCTACTGTAGTATCTGCATTATTTGAGGCTACTCGTAATATTTTAGTTTTTGCTGCAAAATCATCTTGAGCTCTATTTAAGGCTTTACGAATTGCAGTTTCATTAATATCAGGGTGATGTTGTTGTATTATTTCTATCATTTCTTTTTGCGTCATTTTCCATACCTCTGTTTAAAGCTTACTAATTCATTTGCAAGTTCCTCTTCTAATGCTTTTTTATGCCCCATTAATAATTGATACATTTCTACATCTTCTTCTTCTAAGGCTTGTCTTGAAACAAGAGCATTGATTAGCTCTAGTCCCGCAAATTTGTACACAAAATCTAATCCCGTAGTTGGAATATCTTTTAAAGTGGTTGTGTTAGAGTCTATAGTTTGTTTACTATATACCCATACTCTAAGAGCACCATGTCTCATCATTACATTATGTTCATTAATTTGAGATACAGTAGGGTTTGATGCGGGTGCTGAATATATTGCATATTTATCTTCATCTGTGTCAGCAACACTTTCACACCAATATACTGGACTCCAGTCTGTTGCATAGTATATACTTCCCGAATCAAGAGCAGAATGTTTTTCAGTAACCATTATTTTTTTACAAAATCTATCTAAACCCTCTCTGTTGTTTAGTGCAGTTCCATCAGTATTAAGAGTTCCATCAGTATTTACCACTCTTTCAACGGCTAACAATATATCTGTAGCTTTAAACTCAGAACCGTCTTTTATTAAATAATCTGTACCATCTACAGTAACTTGGTTTTCACCTTGTCCTGTAGTTACATCATCTGGAATATTTAAAGGATCTAATGGCTCAACTGCTTTCATTATAAATGTAGGAGGCAAAGCATTTACTGCTTTCCATACCCCTTCTGTTACGATAGCATATTCATCTTGCATATCGTCAAAAAAGGTAGATTCTGTTAATCCTATTGCATTTGTTATGTTTGTAAGTAAGCTCATATATTCCTTTTAATAGTGCCCCCACAGTTAAGCAGGGGCACATTTTTTAACTATTATCCAGCTACTGTAGAATCGTCAACAAAATCGATTACAGCGTGAGTTTCTGGAAGCATAATTTCCAGACCAGCTTCTGTAATGATTTGGTCTTTTCTTCCGTCAATATCATTTTCTTGAACATTAGTTTCAACAAAAGTATCTCTCGATATTCCGTTTCCTGATAATGGTCTATATGATACATTAGAAAGGTCGATACATACAGCTTTATCTTCGGCACTACCTCTAAATAATGGGTGAGCTATAAAGTTCATAGAACCCCATGAAGTAGATATTGAAGTAATGTCTATTGGCATAAAGCTAGACTTCTTAACATCTAGATTAGCACTAAACACTGTTGATAGTGGGTTACCTGAACCTAATGAATTAGATACAAATCCACCATTCATTTTATGTAAGTGATTAATTACTTTTCTAGAAGTTAGACATAACTTTTGACCAGCGTTACCTGACTCATAAGACATGAAGTCATCCATAAGTCCTGTAATACCATCATAAGTAAAGTCAAACTTGCCATCAAAGCCAGTAGCATCAGTACCTGGATTATCTCCAGCAGTATTGTAATCTAATTGGTATTTCTTACCCTTTGCTTCAACAAAAGGAACCATACCCCAAGAAGATCTCTCATTAGAGTTAGTATATTTACCATACCCAAATAAGAATGCGTTTTCCATATCCATTTTGTGAGTTTTTAAGTGCTCAGAATAGATACGTGACCATTCGTTAGCATAGCCTCTATACTTAGTAGCCATCATTGAACCAGACATTAATGGAACAGCTGTTTTAAATATCTGAGTGTAAAATTCTACACTTGATAGTTCATCTCTGAATCCATCTGGAGCGCCTGAAGCTTCTGACCACTGAGAGCCAATTACTTGACCTTTCGCAGGAGCAGATGCAGCAGCACCAATGTCAGCAACTGCTGTACCACCACTAATTAATGAAACGTCAGATTGTTTAACAGTTACATATCCACCGTCAGCTTTACCTGCAGCAGATTTATCAGCTTTAACGTTAGTGCCTGTAGCGTATGTAAGGTTAGCAGTTTCAGATATTCTGTATACATCATTGCCAATTCTTAGTACTTGTCCAGGAACTACAAAAATAGGCGAGTAAGTCTCATCTTTACTTACTATACCTTGATAGTTGTAGTCTACCCAGATTTTCCAGTGAGCTGCCTCAAATGCATAATCTGTAGTAGCATCATTATCGTTAGCAGCAGCAACAGTTCCAACTAAAAAGTTTCTACGTTGCCATTGGTTTCTGTATTCTAACGGTCTCCAAACCGTTTCGTCAATTGGCTTTTTGCCTAACTTAGATAGATATGAGAAGAAAATTGATGTTTCTGGAGCTAATTCTGCAACTTTATCACCAATACCAAACGTTCTTCTTATATTATCTACTTCAGGGGCACTAGTACCAATATTAAAATTAGCACCAGGGGTGCTTGATAATATATTGCTCATTTATCCCTCCTTATAGGATGTTTTGTTTGTTATTGTTCTTCAATAAAGCATCCATGAATCCGTCGGTAGGGTCAGTAGGTTGATTAGATTGAGCTGATTGTACTCCCATAGGTTGTGGAACTGATTGAGCTCTTTTTAGCTGATTAAATGTACTACTCGGTTGAGCAGTAGCATTAGGTTTAGCAGGAGCTACACCCATTCCATTTTTATACTTATAGTATCCAACCAAATCATCCATATTAATAGAATTAGGGTCATTCATTGTTGTTAAAAAATCATCAAGCTTATCGCCTAAATCATAATTAGATGCAACGTAATTCTTGACCTCATTCATTTGCTGAGCTTGTTGTTGCTGAGCAATCCTATCTTTTTCTACCTTTTCTAGATTCTCGATTTTTTTATTGTATGTTTCTCTTAAAACAGCTACTTGATATTGAGATGCTAATTGATTGTAGGTTTGCATATCATCACGCCATTTATCAACTTCATCTAAATATTTAGCAGATGCGCTTGCAGGATCACCGTACGCCTCTTCTCTAGAGAATCCAGCAGGTTGCTCAGGACGCTCAGGTGGAGGAGGAAACTCCTCTTGAGCCTGACTTGTTGGTGCTGTAGCTTCTGGTTTTTCACCACCAGGAGTTAGGTTTTGCACGGCCTGCGGATTAGAACGAAGATAATCAACCATAGGCTGATACTCTTTCATTTCATCAACTTGATTCTGCAATTTAGCAGCTTGCGACTGCCAATATTGGTACCTTACTTTATCATTGTCGCCACCATTCTCAACTTCGTTTGCACTAAAGTCTTGAACTGGTGCTTCTTGCTCATTTAAAACAGGTTGTGGAGTATCCTGAGTTTCAGGGGTCGCTTCTGCTTGTGGAGCTCCAATGATTTCATTAAAGTCCATGTTGTTATTTTCTTGGGTATCCTGAACCATATCTTGTTCTATTGCTGGAACGTCAGGTGTTTCAGGAGCCATTTCTGGATTAGCTTCCATTATTATTTCCTCTCTTTAGGCTGCTTCTTACCGCTAGAAGGTGAGCCAGTGTTGTTGTCTTTGGCGGCATCTTGAAGTTCTTTTCCAATCATTGAAAGATTATCTTCGAGTCGTCTTTCAAAAAGAGTTCCAGCCATTTTCGCTTTATTTGAAGTGGCATCTAACTCTCCTTTAAACTTCTCTACTTCTACCTTTTGCTTCAGGTGGACATTCTCTCTAGTCAACGTTTGCATATCACCTTGTATATCTTTGATTTGCTCTTGTGCCTGTTCGAGTTGTGCTGTAAGCTGTTCGATAGTATCTGTTCTCTGTAGAACTCCTTCCATATCGAAGACCTCTGTCTTCTTTAATACTTCAGTTCTGTCAACAATACCTTTACTGTATGCATCCATATAAAATTCGAGTTCCGCATATCTATTTGATGGAAGTGTCGAACCTGATACGTATACTACATCGTATTTACCAACAGTAATGTCGTTTGCTACTGAAATTTCGTTTGACTTGTCGTCATATAATTTTTTGTTTATAGCATATTCGCTTAATGAATTGTTTGGCTGCACAATTCTAAATACTTTTTCATTTTGATATAATTCTTGCATCATTTGTATAGCCACTTTAGCGACTCTAGTTAACGCGCCTTCTATATCTGCTAATTTTGATTTAATCTTTCTTTGACCAAACTCATCTAGAGATATAGTTGCTTTATAAGTTTGTGGGGCAGCTTGAGAATTGCCCATCATCATTTCATACAATCCGAGCTGATGATCGATGTCGTTTTTGGCCGTCTGTTCGTTATTGTAGAGCTCATTCGGTAGCGGTGCTGGGCTCGCAACAACAGGCTGCCCCATATCAAAGTCTACCTCTATTCCTACACCAGGTTGAGCCCATTTCTGTTCAAATTCAGCCATATCTACACTACCAGAAGGAACTAATACCTTCATATTTGTAGAAGTTGTAGCATGTGCTATAATTAAAGAACGGGTTTTATTGATGTAATCCTGTAATCCTTTTACCATACGAACATCTGAAACGGGAAAAGGTGTTCTCGTATGTAAATTAACTACAGGAACTATAGGGTAGTTACTAGTTGGTAACACCCTTGAATAGATATGCTTATCACCAAGTACTACGCATTGTTTTACTTTTTTTACGCTAATTGGAACAACATCTATCATGCCATCAGATACTAGATCTGCTTTTATTTTCATTTCAATACCAGGAAGCTCTGTAGCCAAGCCTGATTCTTCGAGAGCATTTGTTTTAGCATCTTCAATAGCCTTATCCATTTGCTCTCTGAGTTGTGTTAACTCATATTCCATTCTTTCAGGAATCATACTACCAAGTTCAACTTGTTCTTGCAGTCTTTTTTCTGTCTCCATATACTCAATTTCTAACTGCTCTTGTATTTTAAATACCTCTTCATTAATAAACTTTTCGTTCTTTTCTAAAACCTTAAGCTTCATCTGATTAGTTGATTCTTGGACTTTTGCTATTTCTTCGCCTTCATAGATATTATCATCGAGTATACCTACAGGTGTTTGTAAGTATAATTGAAATGATTCTTCGTCAAATCTGAACTCTTTACCAGAAAACTCTTCAAAGACTCTAAACATATCCTCGTTTACTTTGTAAAAACGCTCGTAACCTCTAATATATTCATGCTCAGAAACTTCTCCTACATCACTAGGAAATTGAACTTCTCCATCA